TGATAAATTAATCTTAGTCTTTATTTGTTGTGGTTGTTCTTTAAGTGGATTACCACTCATATCTACTGTTTTTCCCATTTTGTTTGTTATTTAATATTTTTATATTTCCAGATGAACCCACCTGCTGTTTTCATTTTACCTTTACAGACTGAACTTATATGATTAATTTTTAATTCTCGGTGTGCATCAATTGCACCATCCCATTCTTTTATGAACTCATCATCTTTAGTATATTGTAATACTGGTATTTTATGGCATTCACGTAATTTCTGAATATGTTGTTTACTCTTAGGTTTATTTTTAAGAGATTTACTTAAATTTTCTCTCCAAGTTTCATCCTTAATAATACCTTTATGTGATTCACTCATTTTTTTCTTAGTTTCATCACTATGCTTGAGCCCAAGTTTCATATCTCTTAATTTCTGTTTAGTTTCTTCTGTATGTGGTGTATCGTGTTTAAAATTTACACATAATCGTTTTCGTTCATCTGGACTAATAGATTCCCAATAACTACGAGAAACATCACTTAACTTTTGTCTGGTATCATCACTGGTAACCCTCCCCATTAATGATTTACTTATTTTATCTCGTACACTCTGTGATATTGGTTTACCTTTTTTTAATTTACTTATTTTAGCTCTATGTTCATCACTTACACCATGTCCGATTCCATTCGTGTTACCAATTAGCCCCTTTGCAATTTTATCACGGGTTGTTTTGGATCTAGGTAAACCAAGCACATGAAAACCACTATTGGGAACATGATAATTTCGGTTTAAGGTATCATCAATATTTTCTTTAATAATCTTTGATTCATATTTTATAGCAGTTTCTCGTTTTCTAAAATTTGATTTTAATATTGTTTTTACCAATCTTGATTTATCTTCTGGTTCCCACGTTTTCATTGAACCCATGTAATTATCATCTTCAATTTTACAATTGCAACTTCTACTACCAAAATAATATTCTCCTGTTATTAGGTCATCTATTCTATATACATAATGTTTCATAATATCTACTTATCTATTACATATATAAATATAAAATTTTTATAAAAACGTAACAAATAAGTAGATTTAATTTCACTTAATTATACTAAGTATACTAATGATGCACGACATAAAAGTTATTTCTTTGTCCACTACTAACGCATCTTTATATTGACTTTCCGATAATACTAATATTACCGCCGATGTGTTGTTTCCTGCATAAGTGTCAACTTTCTCGTACAAAAATGTATACAACTCCGAAAAGTCTTGTATCTGTGAATCTGCTATTAGTTGACGTGAATTTACGTAAGTGTTCCGTTTGTCCAAATTAGATGATAATATCCCTACTAATTTAGATTTAACATCTGAATCAATGATACTGTCTACATTTACCTTTAACTTACCCTTTGATGAGTTTAACTGACATGTATTGATGATTTTACGGATGTCTGGGTACATTGAATCAACGATTGGTACTATGTCAGTCAATTCATACGAAACGTTCTCCTGTGTCAGTATTTGACTTACTCTAATGGCTACGTCTTTCTTGGCAGGTGGTATTACTTGAAATGTTTGACACCTACTTTGAATGGCTGGTATGATTCTCTCCACGTAATTACATGTGAGAATAAATCTACAATGTCTTGAAAATGTTTCCATCAAATTACGTAGAATTGCCTGTGTTTGTGGTGTTAAATAATCACAGTTATGTGTTAGTGTTTCAGTTTCGCCTATAAAAAAATTGTGATTGCCCTCTACTGATATATCATACACATGACGTTTTTCTTCTAATTTTCGTATTGATTTTATTTTAATCTTTTTTAATTCCATTATATAACTTATTAAGTTGTTTCACTCCATCACCTGTATCAAAGTCTGACTCGTTGATGTAGTCAATTATATTATATTCATTTATCCACTTAAACTTATACCCATTTTCCTTACAATGGTTAATAAGGGGCATCAATCTTGGCTGTTTGTTTTAGGTAAAACTCTTTTAGTTTTATTTCTTAAACTACCACTACCTAAAGGAAGGGGTTTTCTTTTTTATTATTTGATATAATATAAGAAGTTGAGAAAAAGAGTCATATAATCCTACTGTGGTGATAAAATATATTCGTATTTATGTAAATCCATAGCTTTAACCACCAACGGATTACCGTTAATATCTTCAACATACCACTTATGATCCTCAGTACACACTACAACTTCACCATTTTCAAGTTCAATCTCATATACATCTTGTGTACCTTTATCCCAATGATAAAATGGACGCCATTGCACTTGTTGTTTGTCTACGTTCCATGACTTAACTAGGTCATTATGTTCATCCAAATCTTTGATTGGTACTTTAATTTCATCACCATTACGTAACACCGATACTAATGTAGTTTCATCTAAGCATTCATCAAGTATGATTACTTTTAAGTCGTTGAATCCCATAGTTGATGCAAATCCCTTAACCTTATTACGTACCATGTCCACGTTGTTTTCATCAGACGCGTTGATTATAATATGGTCACATTGAATTGTGTTAACAAGTAACTTAGCTAATGTTGTATTATGGCACATGACACCAGTTGAAGTTATATATTCATGAGGACTATCCAGTGAAAAATCATAAACGTCCTTTACTACATCCGGTATTATATTTGTTATCTTCTTTGTACCGTAAATAGTATCAACCTCAGTTGTTTCATTAATACGTACATAATTTCCATTACTCCGAATTAAATGACGTTCATCACACTTTATACTGATGTCATCCTCTAACTCATACGTGTTAACCATTCCACGTTTTTTAACTAAAAAGTTGATTTTGTTATATTGGTTGTATTGATTTTTCAACCCAACATACCGATTTAATTCAACTGGTATTTCTGGCTCAATATCAAGTAATCCAAAAAACTTATATAATTCACCAACTGGTATTCTAAATTTTCTTTTCATAAAATTGTTTATTCTTTTTATTATAATAGTTTATCCACTTATTACAATCACTACTCGCTGTTTTTGAATGATATGAATGACATGAGAATATTAAATTCTCACGTGAATCATTACGTTTATCATAATCAATGTGATGTAAATGAATTGAACTACCCCTACCTAAAGGAAGGGGTTTTCTTTTTTATTATTTTATAAAAAAACATCGTTAAATTTCATATTTTTTTAACATTTCATACTCATCATCGGAAATTTCCATCTCAATATCTATCATCTCCGTATAATCTAAACATTTACCCGTTCCCGGTTTCCCGTAGAATAATAGATGTGGAATGTCATTATTGGCAATAAAATCAGTCACTTTTTCTTTTAAGTGGTCATTACCAATATACTCATCCAACACACGTGGTCTGTACGACTCCACCCACAAACTATTATCTACCTTTTGTTGTGGTTCGTTTGTATCAAAGAATCCCATTATACTCTCATAGTATTTTCCACCATTAATAAATCTGAATCTCTGAATAACAAGTACTCTACGTCATCTAGTTTGAGTTTATCACCACCCATGTCTTGACGGTACATTACTTTGTCACCCTCTTTTACCGACACTGGTATCAATACACCATTTTGAGTGTAAATACCATTACCCGCGGCAATCACAGTACCATACACAAATGAACCACGTTCAATTGAGTCTGTTATGATTATACCTTTTTTGTTTTTTTCTTCAACTTCAATTGGTTTTACCAATATTCTGTCACCTAATGGTCTAAATTCTACTTTTTTCATATTGTTGTTATTTAATTTTATTATTTCAATAAATGAGGACGAGCCTCCATTATACCCGATACGGTTACTCGTACGTAATCAGGATGATATTCTAGTAAATTTCGTGCTCCTCCGTATGATAACGCTGATTGTACACCTTCTTTTAATCCATTGATAATAAATTTAACACCACCTTTATATGGTATCATAGCGGATTCACCTTCTACGTTACTGGTAATACCACCATTTGATTGTTTGGCGTCAAGTGAAGCCGAACCTCTGTATCGTTTATACAATCCATTATTTGTTTCTATGATTTTTCCAGGTGCTTCATCCGTACCCGCTAACATAGAACCCAACATAACAGTACTCGCCCCAAGTGCCAATGCTTTTGAAATATCACCACTCGCACGAATACCACCATCGGCCATTATCGGTACTTTTGCAACTGAAACTATGTTCATTAAACTTGTTACACTTGGTATACCAAATCCGGTCTGTATTCGTGTACTACACATTGAATTATGAACAATCGTACCGTTTATATTATATGAATGATCACCCTCCACTGATATATCATATACACTACCAGTATAATGGCATGTGCTTATATTTGTTATTTTTTTTAACTTCATAATAGTTTTTTTAATTTTTCTTTATAAGATTCATCATTTATCTCACTCTCCCATATACGAATGAGTTTATACTCATGATCGATAGCCCATTTGGTTTTTTCAAAATCTCTTTTAATTTTATTACGTTGTGTGTTATTTAATTTACGTTTACCATCACTACCGTCATCGTTATACAATTCAGGATTACCATGCCAGTAATCACCGTCTACTTCAATTAATATTCGTTTTTCTTTTAATCCAAAATCATATTGATTATACCCAAGTATAACAGACGTATCAAATATTTCCCCCAACTCGTATAAATAATCCCTGACTTTTTTCTCAATTTTATTTAACTCATAATCATTAAATTGTGATTTATGTGATTCATATGCTGCTTTAGATTTTATTGATGAATAATACACGGTATCGGTTTGCATTGCATTATGTTGTCCCCTTGACATCTTATCCAGTATTTCATTATATTCATCATCAGACATATTTTCATACCACTTCACCACACCGGCTTTAATTTTATCAATTGATTCAGTCGTATGTGATCTTCCATAAAACGGATTCATATCACCCAACATATTCACGCTGTGTTTTGCTGACTTTTTAGACCACATCTCATTTGCAATGTCAATACCATATTTTTTTATCCATACATCCCTGACACTCTTACCATACATTGGGTTATCGTTACCAATTCCCTTTCCTTTCCTAGCTCTTGACAAGTTATCTTTCATTGATTGACTGTGGTGTTTACCAAACATACCAGACCGTGTACCTGACGTTGAACATGATTTACATAAATATGGTTTGATGGTAAATAATTCACGTGAATATCCTCTGGTTGACAAAATCCCACAATCCGTACACTTATACATAATATCATCATTGATTAGATCACATACAAATTTAGTTTTATTTTCTTGTAATACCAACTCATCTTTCCAAGTTCTACCAACTTTAACCCGTTGTAATTTAATTACTAGCAACCCATTAACAAAAATTTCATTTACCATCATTTCATATTTTTAATTACACACTATACCATTACCGATATACATATAAATATCATAAAAATAAAAAAATGAACGGGTTAAGTAATGATATATTAAATTTCTACTAATAAATAATCAGTAGTTATATATACAGCTGGTAACCATTCTGCGTATTCGTGGATATTATCATCATTTACCACATCCTCATATCTCTTATGAACCACATAAAATTCATGGTTTTTTGTACATGTTATATCATTAATTTTTATAATTTCCTCATCACGTTGGTATTCAAATAAATCTATCACTTTGTGTAATTCACCTGTATGTGTATATACCATATCATCAATTTCAATATCCTTTATTGATTTAAGACCGTTGCTAGTTTTCACCATCATATCAGGAGTAAAACAACCGTTACCAACGTTTATACGTAACCCATCTACACCTGCTTTTTCTAAATCATAAGCGGCTTCGGCCGTAGCTATATTACCGGCGATTATATCAACTGTATCCTTTAGATTAGATTTACACCATGTAATCATGTCAATGACATTTTGATGATGTCCATGTGCTACGTCTATGACAAGAACATTTGCTCCGGCCTCTACTAGATGTTTCGCACGTTGTCTATCAGTATCACGAACACCAATAGCAGCCATGATTGGTGGATACGGAATCTCAGAATGCCAATCATCAAACATAACACCCCAATCTTCTAATATATCCATCCCCTCATCGGTCTTGTATATTCTATCGTATAGTTCACGAACCATATCTATCTGTTCGGTAGATGTCATAAATCTATGTATAACACCAACCCCACCTAACTTGAATAACCTCCAAGCCATATCAAGTTCACACACGGTATCCATTGGAGCCGCTACTATCGGTATCATTATACCGTACCGTTTACTCACTAATGTTCTAAGTGAAACATCTTTTCTACTCTTAATATCTGAATATTCAGGTATTAATGTGATGTCATCATATGTTAGTGCTAATTTTATATCTCTCATTTTACTATTATTTATCGTAAATTACAACTGTAACTAAACAGTCTTTTAATTCTCTTTGAATAATTTCTTTAATTCTGTTCCAATTGCCACCCGCTAAACCAGAACCAATCTGAGGTAATCCAATGTGCTTAGCCTTGAACGTGTGATTAATCTTTCTCATACATAATGTAAGAGCTTCGTAATCAATTGGAGTCCCGTTTCTCATGCCTGGATAATTCTGAGTGTATGAATTAACTACTGTTAAGTCAAATTCATCTGTACCACATGTTAATGTTCTTGTTTCATAGTCAATATTACCAAGTTTCAACATACTTTTACCCTGTAACTCCATTGGGAATCGTGATACGCCAAAGTGTAAATTCATTGGTACTGCAATCCCAGCTCCCATTATGGATTGACAATTACAACCATGTGTAATTACGTCAAACTTACCGGACTTGGCAAGTAAAATTAAATCCCCCTTTATCTCTTGATAATTAATCATACTTTTTGTTTTTGTATCCATTTTACATACTTCTTTACTTTTGGATGTGTTAACAATAACTTTTTTGTGTTATAAAACTTACCCATTTGTTTCTCATCTATCAGTTTGTGAATCTCCGTATGGCAATCATCTGTGCATATGTTAATACCCTCTGATAATTCGTTACGTGTGTATCTAGACTTAAACCACTTATTAGTATGTTGTGATACTGGTATTAAATGGTGATAGTTCAATATATTATCACGTTCACATAATTCACATTTCATTATCTACCCACTTCTTTTAAATATCGTTTTTTCATTTCTTCCCAACTGATGCCGATTGCATCAATATAAAATAAATCTTCTGGTTTTAGTCTATCTTCGTTGTATAATTTCTCATACCGTCTGATAGCCTTTGGTTTCCACCATCTATTTATATAATCAACACCCTCACTAAATTTTTGTTTCATAACCAATTCAGACTCATCTATCTCTGACCTCAGATATTCATTTCCATTGTCATACATTTGAGCAAAATAAACACCACGTTTGAATCCATGATGATATTGTTTTGAACTGACCCCTATGTGTTTGAAAATACAATTTATAACATTCTGTTTCGGGCCCGTTCTACTAATTGCATCCTCAAATTGTTCAGGATGATTGTCTCGTAACCAATGTGACCAAGGTACATACACATCATCATCTGGTTTAGTTGATATTTGACCTGTTGATTCACCAAGTGTTTTGAAATGTGGTAATCCGTTGTACTGTGAATGTACACCGTACAATGATGTAGTTGTAACTCCAATAAGAATATTATTGTACTTTTCTTTCCAATAATCCCTAACCTCAGGAGTAGTGGTCATCATAGCTATCAGTTTTCCACCAAGAAAATTATATCCTAATGGTTGTGTACATACTATCGTTGATGCAATTGTGGTGTTATTCAATTTACCGTTTTCAAACTTATCTTCTTTCTTCCAACCAATATAGTCATCACGTACTTTTATACTCGTAACATCAGATGCTAATGATATTTGTCCTAACAACTTTCCACTAGTTCTATCAATTACATACATCTTTACGTTTCTACCTGGATTAGCTGACCAACTCATTGTATGTATCATTTTACGAATATGAGTCCATTTCATCATGTCATCGGAATTTTCTACTATCTGAACATATGGATCTAATTCATTTATTTCTCTAATGGTTAGTTCTTTATTGGTGATATCGGTGGGTTTCCATTGCCAATCATAAAATCCAGCTATCGTAGATTTACGTCTTATCATAGATGGTTCTTGTAATTCTTTATATTTTTTATAAAGAGTTTGTTCCTCTACAGACATTGAACTTAGATAGTCCATGTTTTCCAACAATAGCTTCTTCTCTAACTCAAAGTCAAATTTACGTCTATCTACACCGATATCCCAAAAATCCATAATTATTTTTTTTAATTTATTAGAATCTAATCATTTGTTCTACGCCCATACTAATTAAGTTATAGTCCTGACACCTTGCTGTAAACTGCTCTGTAATTACACCTCCTAATGACACTCTTGTCTTTTTTGATACTTTATCCCATCGTTGGGCACTTTCTGGTTTAGGATGATGTATTAACATCATTACTCTACGTATTTGTTTTCCTGGTGTCTTTCTTTTATTATCCGACATCCATTGCCAAACGATGTCCCATTTAACCATATCCGATGAAAATGAAAATACATGTATCTTACCATCATAAGATTTGTTAATTGCAGTTATCCTATCATCTAATTCTTTCAAAGTAATTGGATCTTTATATGTTTTCCAATTGTCATTGGTTTTACTCACCGCTCCAGTACTTATTAACGTTTTAGCTTTAGAAAAAATTCTAGGTATATATGTAGGAGCATAGTTACACGAACTCAATATATCTCTATTTTCCTTTGATTTAATAGGTCTATTTTCATTAATAAATGCACGAGCAAAAATATGAGCCCAATCATCACCTGCGGTGGGCCATTTCCTATGTTTAGTATTTGGATTTAAACTAGCACCTAAAATTTCAAAATCACTCTCGGTTAATCCATTATAATCCTCAGGAGGAATAAGATTATACTTAAGCGATTTACCCTTTTTAGAAGATAACATACCTAATATAGTAGTACTACCATCTATTAATCTATGACCACCCACCCCATAAAAATCTTTGAGTAATGTAATTGGATTAGTATCATTTGAGTGTCCAACCGAATCTATCCAATCTTTAATATAGTTCACACCAACTATATTATCAACCACTCTACATTGAGATCGGTCATTAATAATTGTATGCCAATCTACACCATCCCTACTTAATGTGTCCGGTTGTAAATATTTACCATCACGTATTGATTTTAATAGATCATCCAGTTTTACATTGGATAGATGTGGGTATGCACTACCACCGTTTGTTTGATTATAAAAACTATCAGGATTACGTCTAGCTTCATGCCATTTCAAAATATCTCTTTCTTTGTTTTTCATTTCATCAGTTGTTCCGAAATCCAATACACTATACTCCCAATCATATTTAGTGTTGTGTCTATCGTCTGAAAATTCTTTATTTTTAGATGACTCGGTATATCCATCGCCCACAAAACCGGTATGATATCCTATATAAAACTTTTGACGTTGTACACAAAGCCATTGGTATACAAAAGCTTGATAATCAAATTCTCCAGATTTTTTTAACGGTTCTGGTATTTTAGTTGTAATTTTAACCGACATAATTAATATTTATGATTTAATTTAACTTTTTATGTAATTGTTTAATCATATTAGCCTCATTTGAGGATAATTCTTTAGCTCGTTCGATTGAACGTAATTCGTGTTTAATTCTGAATTCATCATCATCCAAGAAACTATTTAATAAGTTAAAAAAGTCTTTCTTATACTTAAAAAATAATCCACTTGGGTCTATTTCTCTGTAACATAGTGAATCATGGAATATCATAGGTGTACCATTCATCATACAATCAGTACCACTAACGCTCCAACCATAATTACTCTGCCTCATTTGTACCCCAACTTTACAATATTGTAATTTCGTGTAATATTCGTGTTTAGGTACTTTAGTATTATCAATCCAACTCTCTGGAGACTTTCCTGTGAGTTGTGGTATCCATACATCAAAATCAGTTCGTTGTATTCTGAACTCTCTCATTAACTTTAAAAAGTCAGGATAACCTTTATACCCTGCAGCTCGGTGATTGAATACGATTGTATTTGTTTTATCTTTAACTGGTTCATCTATGATAAATTTAGACGGTACGCCTAAGTTCCATACTGTAAGTATATCATCTAACTTATTAACTAATTCAGTTGTATATGTTTCACCCGCTTCCAATAATATTCTATTCTTTTGGTCTTGTGTGTTTAGGTAACACGTGTCCATTTGTAACATACCCATCATTTCCACAGGAAACCATAACCATTTTGCTTTTCCAGGTCGTCTATCAACACCATTTGATGATTTCATTTCAATCCAATGATTATATCCGATAATCTTAGTATCAATAGTCTTTTTATATCTACCAACTTGAACCCAGTCGGGTAAATGACTGTATATTACATCATAGTCTAAATTGGCCATTAAATTAATCAGTTCAATTGGTGGAAATGCTCTCATGTGCATCATATCACCTGAAAACGGTACTATGTGTTGTTTAACGTTATTTAAGTTAAGTTTACGTGTTGGTTTTGGTAGTATTACATTCCAATAATATTCACCCAATTTGTCTAGTGATATTATATGATTATATAATACGTCCACAAATGAGTCCTTTTCGATGTTAGCGGAATTGGTGATATTTGGTATCACCAACACCTTTCTAGCATCTTTATAATCTACACTATCCCAAAATTCCATGATATTATCTTAGTTACTTATCTGGACCAGATAGTAATCCGATGTATAATTACCAACTTCAAAATGAACAGAAGCCAAACCTTGTGTTGAAATATCCAACACAGCCGAACTTGCGTCTTTGTTAGCAACTAGAATCTCTTTCAAATAAGTTGCAGAAAATGAAATTGGGTCAACATCTTCGGTAACAGGTGTATCAACGTCAATTGAAATACGGTTACTGTTAATAGATGAATAACCAATAATAACTTTAGCTTTACCGTTTTTTACCAAGAAAGTAAAATTGTCTTCGTCTGACAACGCTGATTTAGCTCTAATGAATTTAGTGATAAACTTGTCATCAAGATTAATCTGGATGTCAAATACAGGTAATTTCTTTAAGTCAGGTACGTTCGGTATGACTGATAAATCTGATAACATATAATTAATAGTAGTTGATTTATCATTGAATTTAAGTGATGTCAACTTACCATCAATTTTATTAGTATTTAATGTTACGTCTTCACTGAGTACCGATAACATTTTAATTAACTTACTAGTGTCATATACACCATAAGTAATATCATCCGATTCAAATTCTTTCATTGATACCGAACCCAATACTGATTTATCATCTGAAATGAATGATGTTTTCAACGTGTTATCAATAGTTTCCCACTTTACCGATTCTATTAAGCCGGACAAATGATAACGTGAAACGAACTTCAATAATTTTGATTTTTCCATGTTTTTAATTAATTATTAATTTTGTTGTAACAAATATACGAAAAATATCTCATATATCCTAATTTATTTATTTTTATTTATCCGAAATTGAAAAATTGTTCAGCTGCACGCTGTTCATTTATAACCTTACCCCACCCTAACACGTCATAGAAATCCTGTAGTTTTTTCTCTAACTCACGTTCAAATAACATATCATGGTCAATGTATGTATTTATAAATTCCATTATTTCAGGTGGGTCATTGTAACCAATAAACCCAATCGTTTCAATACCAAATGGATTATTCTTTAAGTAAGCCCATTTTATTTTATCGGTATCACGTATTGGTGAATGTTTAAATGGTACATTAAAGTGTACCAACATATCGTTATAAGCGATAGCGGCTTTGACGTGTGCAGTTGCACCCTTCTTAAACCTAAACGGTATATGGTCATCACCAAGATATTTACCAATATCTTTAATAGATGAATTCTTTGATATCTCACTTACATTAAGATTACCCATATTGTGTTTGAACGTCATTATTAAATCACGTAAGTCATCTTGTGTTTTATCACGTAATATCTCAATAAGTACTGTTTTCATCAACTTAGCGAATGATGTTGGAAATGATGAACGTACAACGTCTAACCCCTTTACATCTAGTTTATCAGTTGGTACACCATTGTTCATAATAATCCATTGTGCATATCGTTTCTTAGCTACCCAAATACCAGCCTTGGCGATGTATTCCTTTTTAATCTCCAATCGGTGTGTTTCCTTAGAAACGTTAAACACACGTGGTGCCAGTATATCGTAAAATTGATTTAGATAATCTTGCATTTCACCTGCAATTTCATCTACGAACTCGGCTATCTTACCTTGTTCATTGTCCTTCCAATTAGGTCTACGATAATCTAAAAGTGGAACTGCACTAAAAAATACTGAATCAGTATCAATATATATGTTCCAATCATCATCTTTATCGGGACGTTGAACGTCAACTTCTATTCTTTTTATTTTCTTAATCTTCATAACTAGTTTCTGTGACGTTTCCATTATAATCAATTCGGATAAACTTACATTTTAACGTATTTCCAATTATATCTTGTCTAACCTTATCACGTTCCTGTACACCTGGTCTGTAGTGATATCGTTCATCAAACTCTAATACCACATTCTTCTCTTTGTCGTATGCATCTACAAAATAAGTTGTACCAAGTGGTGAATATTCTCCACCATTTTCAGCATGTTGAAAATTATATCCATTTTCTTTACCAAATTGTTCTATAATGGGTATAGAGTTTATATTATAACAAGGTACAAATCCCCCATTTGATTTTTCCATTTTAGACATATAGTCAATAACAGAATTGGATATCTGTTGTATTTCACTGACAGGACGTTTCCTCCCATAACAACCATTATTATCACCTAGTTTAGCATTAGACCGGTTTTTACGATATTCTTTCTCCAACTTATCAGCTTTAGACTTTCCATATTTTATAACCCATCCATCATAATATGATTTATTTAATTGATGATTAAATAT